TGCGGTAACGCTCCGCGTCGTCATTGAAGCCGAATTCCGCCTTTGCATAAAGCACAACCGCCCGATCAAGAAGGGGATCGCCCAGCGTTTTACTGGACGATCCCGCTTCCGCCGGAATGTTGATACCGACAAGGCGAAGATCGGCAATCGCCGCGTTTATGAGGTCGGAAACTTCACCGTCAAGCGCCGTCCCGCTCAACCGCAACGCCAGCTTTACCTTGTCAAGCATTTGTCAGCCCTCCCGCTTTAGGCAGTCGCCTTGACCAGCTTCACGATGGCTTCGCCGATAGCGGGCGCGCAATCGAAGATCGCGATACCGCTATATTTGTAGCTGTTCGTGTCGATGTCGTAGGCGCTCTTCACGCCGATATTTTCGGCAAGGTTCGCGCAAACCTTCTTGAAGTCGCCCAAGAAGGCTTCGTGATCCGCGACGTAATCGGACAGAAGAACGGGATAGCCGTACACGAAGTACGCGTTGTTCTGAACGGTTACAATGTGGTTCTTGCTGTTGTCCTGCAACGGCATAAAGTCGGTGAACAAGGTTTTCTTGTTCATAACGAACTTGCCGTTACGGTCATAGCCGGAAGGCAGAAGCCCGATCAACGTCTGCACGTTTGCGGCGGTAAGCGCGCCCGTCTTTGCAACGGTAACGCTGTTGGTCGCGCCCCAAGTGTTCGCGTTTTCAATGCCCTTCGGCTGGGAAGAACCCGTGCCGTTGATAAGCAAATCTTCGACTTTGCGGGCGATAGCTTCCGCCAGCATATTGACGATCCAGCTTTCAAACGCGGTAATGCTCATAGTCATTACAGTATCGGAAATCTGAACCAGCTTGACGATCTCATAACCGGAAAGGGAAACGGTGGTCAGCGTGTCAGCGGCGGCGGTAATGCTTGCGTTCTCGGTGTGGATCGCGGCGGCGTTGTTCGTGCCTTCGATCGCGAACTTTACAGCGCCCTTGACGTGCAGAAGGGTAACTTCATTCAGCATAGGCGCAAGCGTCTTTACCTTGCTGATGATCTCGTTCGCGGTCTGCGTCGGGATAACCTCCGCGCCCGCGCCGCTTGCGTTGCTGAATGCGCGCTTCTCTGCGTCGTTCAGCGGAAGGCGGCGAATGTTTTTCAGCCACGCGGAACGATATTCGGGCGTACCGAAGGGATCGTCGGGCGCGGCTTCGCCGTCGCCGTTGTTCTGCTGGAAGGAACGGGAAACAACGCCCGCGCCCTTCGCGATATTGTCAAGAATGCCGTTGCGCTTCTCGGCGGCGGCAATCAGTCCGGCGCGCTCTTCGGTAAGC